TTGCTTAAAGTCTGAGCTTTGTTTTCAACATCAAACAGTTTCATCTTGGCACGATCAACCCCAATGATAAAACGCTTATTCTTAGTTGGATCGTTATACCGGTTTTTTAACTGTTTGACAATAAGTTGTCCCATCTTCTCAAGCTCTTCAGTTGAGATTAGGGCAAACATGAGATCTGCCGTTGCAGGAAGACCAAAGGATTCTGAGGTGTCAGTCAGTTCAACATCGCTATTGCCGAATCCACTACGAGTCGTCTGAGTCGCAGAAAAGATTGGAACGTTGAATTCCACAGCAAGACCACGAATTTCTTCCGCAATAGCCTTGATGAATGAGTAAGTATTGATTGAACCTCCCACGCCTTTCATACGAGAAGAAGCACAGATGTTAAGATAATCAATAAAGATGACGTCAGGAGTAAAGTCCTTCTTCAGCTTAAGCTCATTCAAAAGAGCACGGAAGTGACCAGCGTGTGCAGATGCAGTCGGATATTCTTTGATAATTAAAGATCCTACAGTCTTTGCAGCGATCTTCTTGATCTTGCTCTCATACAAGTCTTTTGGAAGACTTGCAAGTTGATCGATTGGGATATTCATTAGATTCGCATCGATGCGTTCAGCAATGCGTTCTTCTGACATTTCTAGCGTGATGTACAGCACATTCTTACCCTGTGTCAGATACGAAGAAGCCACATGACACATGAATAAGGATTTACCCACGCCCGTGCCAGCAAGACAGATATTCAACGTCTTACGTGGAACTCCATTCTTGGTAATAGCATTGAACATCTCAAGATCGAATGGAGTACGATCTTCTACTTTATGGTAGAAGTCAAACCGATCCTCAAAGTCACCGATGTAATCGTGACCCACAGAATTGTCAAAGTTGATTCCAAGAGCCTTTTGAAGGATGTCTGGAATTGCACCTTGGCCAATATCTTTCTTCTTGCCATCGATGATCTGAATCGATTCCATAATGGCCAAGAATACGGCACGGTCCTTACACCATTTTTCCGTATTCTCGATTAGCCATAGGTCTTCAACTTTGGGATTCTCACTGAGAGATTCAATAAGTTTGACTGTAGAATCGTATTGATCCTCTCGAATGTCAGTCTTGTCAAGATCAATGCCAAGGCTCGTCTGCGTAGGAAGTTTATTGTACTTGGCAATAAAATCCAGGACGAGTTTGTAGACTGACTTATGAGAACCCTCAAAATACTCAGACTTAATGAATGGCAATACTTTTCTGCAGTATTGCTCATCATTAACTAGTTTCTGAAGGATTGTCGTTTGTAGGTTGTTTGTCATTAGACCCTAATTTATAATTACCAGTATCGAAAGCGTTTTGAATAATGTGGCTAAGAATGTCGCCGAGATGGTTATTGAAGTCGTTTGATTCTTCAAGTATTTCTACGGTCTGTGGAGCCGGAGATTCATCGACCTTGAATTGAAAAGAAAGGGTGGCTGATTCTTTGTCTTCGTTGACCTTTAAGGAAACCTTTCCATAGGTAACAATGACGCCAGACCATTGGCCAGTTTTCAGCTTCACCGAATACAATTCGGAAGTTGGCTTTTCAACAAAAGAATAATCGCTGTCAGTAATTTTAGGATTCATCTTCATCAATAATTGAAATGTTGCTGGTGTTGCTTTGACCATCGACTCCGAGGGTATAGCGTTGACGAATGTATGCCTTGAACTCTTTCGAGTCTAAGATTCCATTCCAGAATTCTTTGTTATAGGTATCCTTTTCACGATACTTTGTCTCATCACCTTTCTTTGCATACCAGCCCATAGAAGGCTTTGTAACAAATCCGCCCTCAAGGGCAACGTCGAGAAGGCCCGAATACTTCTCAACGCCATTTGCAAACGAGACTGAGATAGGAACCTTGGACTTTTCTTTTACGAAACGAGACTTGTCAACGTTGATCACGAAGTGATAACCCTCAATGCCTTCATCACCCTTGTCTTGCTGACGACCAAGAATCCATACGGTATTGGCAGAGTAATAAAGACCCGTGCCGCCCGAGAGAACATCCTTCGGATACATGTCCTGCGTCTTGTACGTATGACCAATTGCAACAAGAGGAATATCTTTCATTGCAAGGTGTGGTGTGACCATGCGGAAAAGACTCTTAAAAGCTTTTGCACGAGTCATATCACCCACAGACTTCTCATTCATTGCATCCTCAACTTCTTTCTTCGAAGCAAGATTACCCACAGAGTCAATCATGATGATGACCTTGTCAGTCTTCTCAATACCGTCAAGCTGCTTCATGATGTCGAATTTGAGATCTTCAACATTCAAGATTGGACAATGAAGAACTCGGCTCGTATCAATGCCAAAGGTCTTGAAATAGGACTGAGGAGAACCAAATTCAGAATCATAGAACAGCACAACGGATTCAGGATATTTGCGCATATACGCAGCAACCATGATGAGTGCGAATGAAGTCTTGAAGTGCTTCGATGGACCAGCAAGGACCGTAAGACCCGATGTGAGACCTTTGTCAAGGTCTCCGGAAAGGGCAACGTTAATCATAGGAACGTCTGTTGCGATGCTTTCGCTTTGATTGAAAACCTTAGAATCATCCAAGGTTGCAGCGGTATCAATTCGTGAATTCTTTTTTAATTTTGCGAGTAGTGATGACATAATAGAACTATACTATAGTTGATTGATCCTGTACATCTTTTATTGATTCCAGTGAGGATAAAATTCTCTGGATAAATGAACAGATTGTGGTTTTTCCATGCAGGCAAAATCTAATTCGCCTTTGAGATTCATTAGCTTTGAAATCCATTCAAACACCTTGACATTGCCTTTGGCATTCTTATGAAGCTGTTCAACGAAGAGATTTCGAATATCATTGCGTTCATTCCAGGTACCATAGAATGGAGTTCCCTTGTAATAGCCAGTCTTTGGCAATTTGCGAGACTCGTTTTCAATTGGTAGAGGTTCCCAGATTGTCACTTTGCAGTTACACGTCTTTGCAAGATCCTCACATTGCTGAACATATCCAGCAACAAGATCTCGAGTAGCTGCCTCAGGATTACTCTGACGAAGCAGATGATGGCGAATGTCAATGTTTCCGAAGTACACTTCAATCTCATCGTACTTCAGTTTATTTGGTAATACAAAAGATTTGAGACCCGAAGTGATAGCACCATAAAGAGTTTTATATGGGACGCAATTCAGTTTCCATCCTGGGCGATACATGGAAAGAGCATGAGAATCTCCGATTGCCAGTTTTGCGCTTTCTAATTCAAGATCCGTGTTGATTACCGTCGCAGATGTTTCAATCCGGGCCAGATTAATCCAGTCGACTAGTTTCCAATCTGGATGCGATGCTGGTTCTTTATCAACCCGGGGTTTAATCATCTCAGAGTATTTTGGGAAATCAATTGTGAGGGAAAGGACTTTACCAGTGAACTTGGACAAACGGACAATCTGGTCAATTGCACCAAATTGCTTGACGCCTCCAAACATATTGACAGTACCGCCCCAATCATTCCCATGATAGACTGCAATCGTATCAAATGCATTGTAATCCTTAATCTTGCCACCATGGTTGACGGTAACATCGTATCCCATGCATTTAAGTTGATCAGCATAGATTGCAGCCTGCGCGGCACGATGCGATGAAATCCGCTCCGAGATTGGAGCCATCGGTGTAGTGATTAAGACTTTCATGATTTAAAATAAGCGCGATTCTCTTCCATATCCCCGAGATCTTTCCATTTACGCTGGCTATTAATTTTTGAAATATCCACTTTAGATAGATTGCGGTTAATGTGTGCATCCGCACCCACATTTATAAAGATTGCTCCTGGTTTTCCTTTTTTTACAAACCCTTCCCATGCTTTTGCGTCATATGCCGCAGTTGTTGGGAACGGCATTTCATTTGCAATCGGATGAGCTTTAAGGAAAGGCATAGTTGCCGTTACAACTTCAGCATCGCCAATTTCACCATCATGGATATTTCGAGCAACTGCAACCCCGTAGGCTTTTGCATTTGGCCAGCCAATTTGAAGTGCCCGAACCATTGTGCCTGTTGATACAGCACACCAAATTTCAGAAGGTTCATGCCCAATTAAATTAGTAACCATATTAGCCATGTTTGCAAGTCCAGCAGTCACTGTTGCATTTCCAGTAAGACCAAATGGAAGATACTGAGCATTATTCTTTTCTGCCCATTTTTTCGCATAGGAATTCAATACTGGCATTGCAGCAATCTTAAAGAATCGCATGTCTGTATGTGCATAGGCAAAAAGAGCACCTTGATGATTCGATACTTCAGATGAAGCTGGACAAAAGAAAACACATTTCTTATTATACATCTGAGCCAACATGGCGATGGCATCCGGAGCGTGACCCTGCCGCGGTGCACAGTAGACTAAAGTATCCTTAGGAGTTTCAGCAATAACTCGTTCTCCGCCGAATGCCTTTAATCCACCCGGAGCAAAATCTGCTCTAAGGATGTATTTGTCTCCGAACTGTTCAACAACTGGAGGATCGATTCGAGTATTGAACGTCCCCCACAAGTTTTGATAATACTCTTTTGCCTGGCTACGCGACATCCCTTTCGGAATATCCTTGTTAGATGTGTCTTGAGTTACTGTGTACATGTTTTGCATAGTTCCTTATATTTTTCTGCCGTGACTCCAGCGCGGCTAATGACATAGTCGTCTGATGGGTGTACATCGAGATCGTTAAACGACTTAATGAGACCGAGCTCGAGCATCGGCTTCTGCCGGCCATAGGGATGGTCGTGAATACGATGTGATGACCAAAGATTATCTCTGTCCAGATGATTATATGCAGAGCCTGGACGAACGTAGTTTTCAACCCAACGGATGAAATCACAGCACACGTCTTCTGCGTTATAAGGGAATGCTCCGGTATCAGATTGAATTTTCTCCATGACAAGATCGAGGAAAGCCTCGGTCTTCATCTTTTTGTTTGGAACTGCAAGATATGAAATACATTCAACAGCATTTGAACCATAGTAAAATGGGGTATCCCGATGGACATACTGAGGAAACCAATCAGCAACGTCAGCAACAACTGCTGCATATTGGAAAGCAAACCTACGCATTCCATTTGCTTGATTCCAGCTCAACATGAATTCGCCAATTTCGCGAAGTGTCTTTTTGTTTCCAGCAACTAAAAAATCTGCAAGCTCAGTGGCCAAACGTGGAGCAAATTCGCAGAGGTAGTAATCGCCACCACGTTTATAACCTGCGGGTGGTTTTGGAAATGCAGGAAACTGGTATCCAACTGAAGTGTAAAACGGAGACTTCTCGGCTTTCACGATTTCCGTCATCTCTGGAATTGAAGAAGCAGTATGAAGCTTGAACAATAACGTATTATGGTAACCGGATGGTTTGGTTGCATAATTGATGGCAGAACCTGTTACGCGGTGAAGAATGAATACGTACATCCATTCTGCAAGAGTGAACTTCTTTCCATTCCAACTCGTGGCCACAGTCTTACGTTGCGCAGTATGGTTTCCTGATGACATCTTCATCCAATAGGGGTGATCTGCATTCCAACCATAAAAGCAATCATTCACGATCTGCGAGAATCCAGCAAATTTACGTTCAACCACATCGTAGAGCTCAACATTTTCAAGCAAAGCATCACCCATTTTAGACTCGGCATGAGTAAGCATCCCATAAGGAGGTCTAGATGAAACGTTGCATTTCTCCTGTTGATCCTTTGCTAATTGATAGTAGCGAAGGAATTCATCGTAATAGTGTGTAGTTGAAAGACTCATAAATTATTCGAATTTGACAAATTCCCAGGTAATACCTGCTTCAGTGAACATCTGCTGAGTCAGATTCCACGACTCTTGCCACGTTGCAGGTATTTCCTGCCATGGCATAACGATGTTTTTAATTCCAACTTGGATGATGCCTTTTGCACATTCAGAGCAAACTGGCAATCCATGCACAAACAAAATGGATCCATCAAGCGAGACGCCACTATAACTTGCGTTGTAGATGGCATTCATTTCTGCATGAACCACATATTTGTACTTCGTCGGACGATCAGCATACCGATCCGGAGTATCTTGGATTCCACGTGGGAAACCATTATAGCCCTGAGCTAGTACCTGACCCTTCGACCCAATGATGACACATCCGATTTTTGTGGATGGATCTTTCGACCATCCAGCAATCTCTCGTGCTAACTTAAGGTAGCGACCTTTCCACTTATTATCCATTAATAAGTGTGAAGTGCCGTTCATAGACGTGGAGCGAGCCGACGTGCCAGATGAGGTCTCCCATTTCATAATTATTTTCTCCGAGCGTGTTTAGATCTTGCAGAAGGCGGGTTTGTACTATGTATTGCCAGGCACGATCATTCTTATAACCGAAGACAACATCATTGCTTCGCATTTGGACGATGGCATGAAGTTTATTGTCTCGAATAAGATATTGCACAGCATTCGTGCACATGAAATCGGAACAGCCATCTTCGCAATAATGCTGGTGCATCTCTGGCCGAGTATAGATCATTATGGCTCTGCGACTATTTGGATTTGCAATAAGCTCATTTCGCGCAGAATTATATTGCTTATAATTGGTTTCTGAGTAGATGCACCAGCCATAGTTTGAATTAATCCAGCCATCTTTCGTTGCAACTTGTTTCCAGATCTTAGGAGCACCGCCAGGAATATCATTGACATTCAACGACTGGGAATCATACCATTGAAGTTCAGCATTGATGTACTCATAATTTGGTTTGCCAAAGATGGCTTCTTCATCTGCAAAGAATGATGCGCCACATAACTCGAGTGTTTTAACACCACTCTTGTCTGTCACATAGGCACCATTCGTTAGAGCATCTTTAAAATGCTGACGAATATCATTAACTCTGGGTAGATTTAGCATTGAGATGGCGGTTAAGAAAGTCACGATCAGTGCGCTGGCCGTCAATACCTTTACGGCAGAATGACACAAAGAAGGATGAATAGTTAATGAGATCCTTTGCAGAGTCTTCAAGGGAATCGAAATTAGGTGCATAGTTTGCATCATTCTCCATTGCCTCAAGGACAGAACGAAGACGCAGCACCTTTGTGTTCATGATGTCAAGGATTGACGCAGCACCGCGTGGATAATAATCAGCTTGACGAATCGTACTATTTGGATTCTGATAATCGTTGGACTTTTTGAGTTGCAGATCTGCACACTCTTGGAGGACTTTGATGGATTCTTTCATAATAAAGAGATAATCATACACTAGTTATAGCAGTTTGTACAGTAAATTGTGGACGAGAGCCAATAAAAGATGAACCATTCCAGTTCCATATTCCATAGAATTCATACTCATCAGAATCCATGGGATTCAAGAAAATGTAAATTCGTCGTGCCACCGGAATACCTCGGGCAATTTTATCTGCCATTCCCTGCAATACGTTCCTGCAATTTGCAGCGCAGGTTGTAACCTTCACGTCAATCGATGTGATGCCATCAGGCTCATACAGATCTTTGTATTTTCGATCATCGTCCACGTAACCTTGCGCCATAAGCCATAGCTCAGCGTAGTGGCCACGTAGGCACTGCTTTAGAATTTCATCAAACGTACGATCCTGATGCACTGCAGGACTCGGATCCTCATGGATCCGTTTTGCCTCTTTTGAGGCGCGGGAATATAACGACTGTTGGTCGATATCGGATTTCTTAAATGTGATAGCGTTCTGCATTCAATACAATCATACACTTAGGCCTTAAAAAGTAAAGCACTAAAAATTACCTAAAGTGTTGATGCTAGAGCATGACACTCTTGTAGGCAAACTCAATGGCACGTTCAGCTTCCACATTCAATGGTCGTTTTTGATAAAGCCTAGAGGTATCGCTATCGAGACCGCGGATCATTTCTGCAATCTGCGATGCGGTAATAGGATATTTGCGCTTCACTGCATTGCACGCAATACTCGACATGATTTTGTAGATCATGCGGTATCTTCCAGAGCCATCAATCGATGAGATTGTCTTGTACTCATTGATCAGCTTTTTATTCACAAAAGGACAATCGGTATAGGATGACCAGCTTACAGAGTTATTGTTCAGTTGTTCTTTCCGATGATTCAGAATTTCTTTCTGAATGTTGGATGGAAGCTTATCAATGAAACTCTGAGATGGCTTTTCGCTGAATGGATGCATTGCCATAATCTGGTCTGGATCCATGATCTCACCGGACCGAACCACGATAAAATTATCAGCATCTGGATATTGCGCAGGAACGTAATACATCCGGCTCAGATCTTTCGTCTGCTCATCCGCCATAGAATTAAAATGCTTATTCAGGGCATACCAAAAATGACGAATTTTATCAGGAGGTACTTCCTTGTTCAATTGAAATACGATTCGAAACTTCTTTTTGTCTGGACGAGATGACGCAGTCGAATAACAAATATGCTTGTACTGAGAATACACCTTTACTGCATCTGCAAATGAGCACTCATATTCGTCCACATCCAATGCAGCCCAACCACCCCAGGACGTTACATTGGCGTTGGATCGAGTTCCACCTTTGGCATAGACTGCTGGAGAAATGAGAGAAGATGATTTCTTCGTCTCACCCCTTTTAGCCTTATAGCCTGGCAATCTTGAAAGCATGAAAAGCAACTTTTCAAAGTCCGCCCAAGATTGACAGACTACTAGCTTATCCGTCTTATTGTCAAAGATGGAATCAAATACTGTGAGTGAATAGTTCAATCGGTGAAAATAGGTCCAAGCAATCCTACGTTATCTGCGTGAGATGGTGCAGTCCAACCTTGAGGCTTAATTAGATCTGGAAGACCCAATGGATTTGGCCGAGACTCTTTTACTCCTACTTGTTTAGCGATGTTCGCTTCATATACCGCAGCCCAGGCTTTTTCAGAATCAACATCAAAAGCGTTGAGTGTGCCGATGGCAACAACGCAAAGATCGATGAGTGCATCAACCACATCATCAGCATTGTCTGCTTTCTTCATTTCATCGAGTTCTTCTTGCAAGAACTTAATGCGAAACTCCAGGAAAGCCTTAAGCTTTTCCTTGTCGAATTCACGTACGATTGGATTTACTCCAAATTTGCGATGCATATATTCAATGTCATGTACCCAATTAGTTTTCATAAGTTAATAATAATTCAGCTGACGTTTATTGTAAACACTTAAGTGAAGAATTCTTCAAGATTCGAGGTTTTCTCCATGGTCCATCCAATTGAATCAAAGATGATGGATAAAGGATCCAGGAAGGTTTTCTCAAACTGAAGCTCGTGATCAATATATCTATGCAGACCCAATTCTTTTGGAAGACCATCCACAAAAGAAATTACATTTTCTTGCATCGGGTTTGGAGTTTTAAGATAGATGAATTTGATCTTATCACCGCTACGAATTAGTTGATGTTTCTTTTGCAGATTACACTTCACAACTTGATCATTGAAAAGCAAGCAGCCGCGAACATGGATCGGAGTTCCTTTCTTGTAAATTCCACCTTCTTTCTTGTTCGAATAACCTGAAACATCCGAGGCTCCACGCGGGAACGCAATCTCCTCAGGTGGCAATGAAATGAAGTTCTCACGGATTTTTACAATTTCACGTTGAGCTTCGACTTCGGATTTGGTCATAATAACCTCGAACATCTTCTTTAGGGCATCACGGCATACTGCTGGAGTTGAAGATTTTACCGCTTCGATTCCCATGATCTTGATCTTGGGTTTAGCGTATTGAACACCTTCGTTATTGTGAACGTTAAGGATATAACGCTTCTTTGCTGTCCAAATACCACGATCCGCAATTGCCTCACGCTTCATTCCCATACGATTTGTTGGACAGAACATTGTCTTCGACAACAGATCGTAGGATGCAGTTAGCATAGGCTCGACAGCCTTTGCACAAAATTCATCCAAGAACTTAACAGGATTCTTAGGACCAAAGTTTTGAACGATTGGATCCATTGAGACATATAATGAGTCAGTATCGATAGCGATAACATAATCTTTGTCTTTCGATTTGAGGGTTTTATTTAAGAATTGATTCACTTCCTTTTCAGCCCAACGGATTGCCAATTGGCCTGATAGAGTTGTTGCCTCGGCAATTCGCATGTCGAAATACCGAAAGTACTGATTGCCCAGGGCGCCGTAGAGTGAGTTGAGAAGAATTTTAACTGCAATCTGCTGATTCTCGAGACGAGAGATTTCTCGTTCACATTTAAAATACTCAACCTTGTTACCTTTATCGATCGTCTCGAGACGCTTCTTTTCTTGAAGCATGGCTTTCTTTAGGATAACACGCTTGTCGTAGATCTCAGTGATGATTCGAGGGATTACGCCGATTTTATCTGTACGGAAATGAACACCATTTGCAGCCATAATGGTTCCGGGCATATGAGGTTCAAATGGTACATCATTCAGGATCACGTCAGGGGAAATACCCGGAGTCGTCTGAGACGTGATCGTCTCGGGTGACATGTTGTATTGAATGATGAGATTCGGATACAGAGAATTTAAGTCGAATGAACATACCCAATTATGTAGACCCACTTTTGGTTCTTTCACATAACCGCCAGGATAATCGCCCTTAAAGTTTTCAACGGATGGTGGGATTGCAATTGCCTTACGGGCAAGATCTCGATATATGATTGAATCCCAGATTGCTGTGGTTCCAAGCGTATCATTGTAATTCACGCCGCCAATGTAAGCAAGCGTGAGAACTAAAGTAATGAGACCTAGTTTGTCTTCGAGACGATCCACAATCTCAACGTCTTTGATGTTGTAGTCCACGAAGGTTTGATAGTTCTCCTCGTAAAGGTTATGCAGGGAACCATATTCCTCATACGACAACTTTCCATCTCCAAGAACAACGTGTGCAATATGACCTAACTTATAGGATTCTTGATTACCATACGTGTGAGTCGTAAACTTCTTGAATAGATCCATGTAGTCTAACTGAGAGATACCAGTAATCTCGTAGATCTTCATCGGACGACCTTTGATCATGGTTTCTTTGGGTTCTACTTTGCCAAAGGGAGAAAGAAGATTCACAGTCTCCTGACCACATATTGAAATGATTCGATTTACGATATACGGAATATCGAAGCCACGACTATTCCAGCCCGTGATAATGTCAGGATTGTTTTTTGGCATGGCGAACCATGTTACAAAATCCAGCATCATTGAACGCTCATCAACAAATTGACGATATTCAACCTGAGAATGAATTAGCTTTTTGTCAGCGTCATATGGTTTCGTGCCCCATACGTAATAGACATCATCGATGCTATTTTTAACCGTGATGGTGATAATTTCGTGCAGCGCATCTTCGGGCTTTGGAAAGCCATCATTCGACATTACCTCGATGTCGAGGGTGGAAACATTAATGACACTACGATCAAAGTGGATTTCATCAGGAAAACGTTCTTGAATAAATTGCGCAACGTAACGAGTGTTTCCATAGATCTTAAAGGATTCAATGTTCTCGTAAGGAGCCATGAATTCTTTAGCATCCTTCATAGAATCAAACATCATGGGCTCAACCGGAGTGCCATCCAGCGCAGTCCAGATGGTTTTCTCATGCTTCGAAGGGAGATACATGGTGGGCTTAAACTTCACACGTTCGGTTACGCGCTTACCATTATCATAGCCCCGATAAAGGATGTGCGAACCCCATCTGCTCACATTGGTATAGAATTTCACATTACCATCCTATCACATAATCGGGGTTTGTAAATAAAAAAGAGTGGTAACGTGAAAGTCACCACTCTTGTAAGACTAACTAAGAGTTAATTAGTCCTGGATGAAAGTTGAGCCAATCTCAATCTTCTTTGGACGTTCTGATTCTGGAACGACCTTGGCGAGTGGAATCGAAAGGATTCCATTCTTAAGGTCTGCACCTTTTACTTGAACGTATTCCGACAACGTGAAAGTTCTCGTGAACTTACGGGTCGAAATGCCCTTATGGTTGTAGACTCGATCGTCTTCCATCTCACCGCTAACAGTAAGGACAGAATCCTTTAGCTGAATATCGAGGTTCTCCTTAGAGAATCCTGCAACGGCGATTTCCACCAAGAAATTATCGTCATCAATGAAAACGATATTATGCGGTGGGTATGTATCTTCTTTTAAGGAGACTCTGTTGAGCTCGTTGAAAAGATGGTCAAAGCCTACAAAGGCTGACCGTGGGAACGTGTATGTATTTGTCATCTGATTTACCTCCAGTTATGCAAGGTTATGTAATCTCCAGCAACCCCCGAAGGGCATTACCGGTTGATGGCGTGATTGCCATCAAGGTTATTTATATCACTTCGTATTACCGATTGAATATTTTGCTAACAATTCCCAATTTATCTTGTCTCGGTGTGGGATAATCTTGATCTGACGTAACGGAGCTTTATCTTTGGCCTGATCGTTGTTCACAATTGAAACTAAACCCCAGTCCGAGAGAAGAGTAGTGATGGTGTTACGTCTCTGCAAATCGTTCGTATTTAAATTTGAGGGCTTGCCGTCAAGAAGGAATAATTCCTTAAAATGAACAATAAAATAACGTCCCTGCTTATGAAGAATATGGCAAGACTGATAAAGCTTGTTTGTGGTCTTTCGCGAGGCGACTCCAATTCGGGTCAGCGTCTCGCGTACTTTTAAAAAATCATCCGGTTCGTTCAGCAAGACCTCAAGCATCATCGCAGGTGTCCATTCTACAGGAGTGACATCGATTGCGTCATTCTGTATGGCATCAGTGCTTTGATTGTTTAATTCTGGAGCGTCCACCTTGATAAATTTTAGTTCGTAGTACTTCTAGTTGTTCAGAAGACATGAGCGACGCAGCAGATCTAGCCTTTTCATTACTAAAGTCATAATATGCTTTGACAATCATTATCGCTTCTTGTTCCTGGGGTTTAGCCCATTTACTAAAGCGCTTCTTCTTACGTATGCTATTTATCAAAAAGTCGAACTGGAGTCGCTTATCCAGATGGTGATAACGGTTCATTTCGTTAGCGAACAAAACGGTATCAGAGAAATAAGACAGTCCACGATTCACCATAAATGGGACATACTGCTTTTCAGAAACATCATCCACCATGATGTCCTTCTTGGTATCATTGATGGAATTTAGGTAGTCGAAGAAGTTCATTTCCATTCAACCGATGCCATTAGCTCGGTCATGCATGCAACGAGATTCAGTTCGTGGTCAGCCACAAATGCATCCTTGTATTGGTAGTCAGCAAGAATTAGCACAATCTGAGGAACACTCTGAGGTTGAGCGTACTCAATCATGTTGTCATAGATCTTGCGAAAGATTGCTGCAGGTTCTAGATCGAGGTTATTGACCACCCATCCACGCATGGTCTTAAAGTCTTTTGCTTTTAAGGCGGCAACTAAACTGGCAATATTTGCATCGCCAAGATTCGCAAGAATTCCAGTATCGATTTGACCAGATACGGAGTAACGCTGGCATTCGCCAATGACCCTGCGCCAGTCAGGCGCAAACTTAATAATAAGTTCAGCTAGAACCTTTGGCTCATGCTTGATACCTTCCTTGAGAAGGATACCTTCCATACGCTTCATAAAAGCACCAGCAAGACCCGCCAATTGCTTTTTAGACGTATTGAATTCGATTACAGAACATCTCGAATGAAGAGGTTCAATAATACGATTCTTGAAATTGCACGTCAAGATAAACCGGCAATTAGAAGAAAACTCTTCAATGAATCCACGCAGCGCAGGTTGCGTGGATTGTGGGTTGAGGTAGTCAGCCTCATCAAGGATGACTACTTTCGGCTTGTCCGAACCTTCGAGCGAGATGGAACTTGCAAATTGTCTAATTCGACCACGAAGGACATCAATGCCGGAATCTTCCGATCCGTTAATGACAATAGCATCGAGCCCGAGTTCATTGCAAAGAGCTTTTGCAACTGTAGTCTTACCGAGACCGGCCGTGCCACACAGTAGGAGGTTTTGCATTTCACCCGACGAGACGATACCCTGGAAAGTTTTGAGGAGGTGTTCCGGGAGGATACATTCGCTGAGCTTGGCTGGACGGTATTTTTCCGTCCAGAGGAATTCTTCTTGGTTTTGCATGTCTTCATTTTAAACTGAAGTTATGCTTTCGTACAACTCTTTAATCTCAGAGGTTTCGTTTTCGAACTGTACGACAGTCTGCTTATGGTATAATGCAGCAACCTTACGGAAAGTCTTTGGAGCAACCTTGAACTTATCTTCAAGAGCCTTGAGCGTTTCATTAATCTGAACACGCTGGGTTTGAATCTCTGACATTGCCTCTGAAATTTGATCAAGGGCAATGCGGATAGCTTTACGATCTTCTGGAGTTGAAGGAATGAGGCTCATAATAAAAAATGGTGGGTTCTTTTACGACTGCCCCACCAAAAGTCTAGAACTGGAATCTAAAAGATTAAGCTTTTGGCTCAATCATCTGAGCTGCTGGCTCTTCTTGCTTAGGCGTGCTTGCCTTCAAGAAGTCAGCAAAGCGAGTGCGCAATGCGCCAATCGCAGTTAATTCAGTACCTTCAAAAGCTCCACGGCGGGAGACGATATCAATAATCTGAACGACTGCGGCGAGATCGTTTAGCGCGAGTTGCGATGAACCTGCAGCTGGCATTCCAGGTTGTGGTGTTTGTTCTGTTGTCATAGGTATTACGTTGTCCATAGTTAGTTATATATATCAACCTGAAAAGGTTGAAGTTTTCTCAAGAGCAATCCAATATTCCACTGGAAGATTGGTGTTCTTAAAATGACTGATTAGTTTTGAGCTAATTGATACGGTATAATCACCAGGCAACATTTTAAGATTGCCGATGACCATGACGAATGAGAATACCTCTTCACAGGAGTTACTCTCATTTAACGTGATGGTGTATTTATTCGCTGTTGGATTCTTTTGATCCAAAATTGTGATAGAAACTTTACCTTTTTTACCTTCAATGGCCAGGGTTGAATGGCCAAATACTGCAGAAGCCTTCTTGATCTTATTGATCACGTCTGCCGTGAGATTAAGCACAACATCAGCCTTGGGCATAGTGACTGCCTTGGTTGGCGCAGTCAGAACCGAAGGACTCGAATAGAAATACTTAATGGAGCTTTCATTATTCTTAATGATCACAGAATCTTCTGTAAAATTCACCTCAGGATCTTCGATCAAAGAGATAGCGGCAAGGAACTCGTTGAGTTCATAGATGCCAAACTCCTTTTCAATTTGCTCAGCAATCTGCGCGGAAGCAAGAATGTTCTTGGCCTCAGAAATTGTGCTAATGGTATTGCCAGGTTTGAAGACCATGTTCGGATTAATGGCGGAAAAGTTCTTCAGTAAATTGATAGTGTCTTCAGATAGTTTCATAGGTCGGGATTGGCTTTACCCATATCATGTTCGCAGAGGAAAAAGAGGCATGCCGCAGCATGTCCAAGGTGATGTCTTCCAGTTTCAAGATCGAAACGCTCACCGCGTTTCCAGGCCCAAAGATGACGTTGGAGTGCATCAAAATACCGACGTTCGGCTTCTGGCACATGTCTCCAATTCTCACGGGCATATTTCTTTGCACCGACAGTCAGAACCGTCGCCAACTCTTCAAGAGTATGCGGAGGGATCAGTCCATATTCCGGTTTATCAGAATCAAACTTTCTACCTTCCGTTGGCGACGGTTCTGGTGTCATGATGAAAACAGTTGGGAAATACCCAACTTAGTTGTTCTTAGCGGCAACCAGCGCGGGTCAACGAACGGCCTTGATGTGGGCCGTCAGCAACTGGACGAGCGGTATCGAGGCGATACTTGAAGACCGTTTGACCTTGGCTATTGGTGCGTTTGTTCGTGTAGATACGAGCGCCTTCATTGCGGAGCTCGGCGATAACGGCAGATGGGTTCGCGATGCTGAGACGCTTAGAGACTTCAGCAGTTGTAACTTCCTTGCCCTTGGCGAGGAAATTAAAGAGGCGAGCTTTCTGACTTGTGGATTTTGTGCTATTCATATTATTCTTAACTTATTCAATAGTCCATTGAGTTGACTATGCTGATTGGACTAATCTCAGCATAGTAGAATCATACACCAGTCATGCATGTTGTAAATAACAAAATGCATGCTGGCAGTTTATTTTTTAGAATGCGGTTTCTGCAGGTTCAGCAGGTGCAGCCACAGCAGGTTCAGCTGGAACTTCCTTTGGAATGATTGTAGGATCAATCTTGGAGTAAAGATCCGAGAACGCAATCTTGGTGTCCTGATCAAAGCGAGCAATACACATGTCGATGGACTTCAGACGATCGCCGAAGATTGCAAAGGTGTGAGCGATATGGCAAAGACGACGAGTGGAAATGAGCTCATCCACGCCACCATCAGCAAACGTTTTGCGGATGACTTCAGCCCACGTGACGAGATACTCAGCAAATTGCTCATCAACTTTCTTGAACTTTTCCATGTGCTTGAGCACAATCTTGCGTTCAGTAGCCAATGGAGGATATGACTGTTCGATCGTGCAGACGAAACGCTCGAGGAAAGCCTCGTCGATTACCGTTGCAGAAACAAACCTGCCATCCTCAGAACCTTTGCCTTTGGTATTCGCAGTAGCAATCACATTGAAACCAGTAGCAGGACGGATGACTTCACCCGTCTTTTTGATCATGATTGGTTTGCCTTCCAGCACACCTTGAAGACACATGATTTTGTTGGTGGAACGGTCAATTTCGTCCACGAGAAGAATGGCACCACGCTCCATGGCTTTCACCACGGGACCTTTGGCAAACACCGTCTCGCCATTTACAAGGCGGAAGCCGCCGATCAAATCATCTTCATCCGTTTCTGGTGAAATCTGGACGCGGATGTACTCGCGCTCTGACTGAGCGCAGGCTTGTTCGACCATCATCGTCTTGCCATTACCCGACAATCCGGAAATAAAAATTGGATAGAAAGCACGAGACTTAATAACCATTGCAATATCAGCATATTCGCCCCAGCGAATGTAGGTATCATCTGCATGTGGAACGTACGTGTCCGTGTTCAGGATGGACGTTACGGGAGCAGAAAGTTTGAACGAGGTCAGAGCAGATTCATCTGCAACGTGAACCGGATCTTCCGGGCGCGTGACGCCCATCGGGAGAGAGTAGTCGTAAAGACCCTTTCGAATCTTGAAGCTATCTTTGAGAAGGTCCGAATACTCCTTGGGGGCAAACCCAAGTTGAGTACCGATTTCGTCAATCGTCTTCCGGCGAAATTGAACTTTGTCTGGAAATTGAACCTTGAGAGATTCAATGATGGTTACTGATGCTGTTTTCATTATGGTACAATCATACTAAATTCACCTAGAAAGTAAATCACTAAGAATTACCTAAGTGTTTGATAATCAATAGGGTCAAGCAATACTCTTGGCAAACTTAGAAACAAACACGCGATTTACTTGTTTTGACTTGGAGAATTGAGAAAATGCGCGGGCCATTTTCGAACGGGTCATGTCAGAATCAATCACGAGCTCATCCTCATCCGTGTCAAGGTCAGAACCAGAAGCCACGATGAAGTACTCATCATAGTTCCAAGCGCCGCTGATGCAGATGGACTTCTCTTTAGAGTAGATAGAAGAATAATTCTTGCGCCACGTTTCATGGGCGACATTATACGCAACGCTTTTAGAGGTACTCGTCATTGCGGTAACGGCATGACGACCCGCACTGGATTTGCTGGAAGGAATGAAGAATCCAATGACGTTGCTCTGCGTCGTAATCTTTAGATTTTTGACGAGTTCAGCAGTAAATTCATGGCTATTCATGCTGGAATTGATCGTACGACCATTCAAATTAAGCTTAATCATCTCTTTGTAGGACGCATATTTTCCTGCAGCAGTATCGGCAAGATGACGCTCTTTGTTTGTGCGACACTGGATGCTTTGTCCCTCACCGTCCGTGAGGACGATCGTGGTCATTTTCTGTACCTTGTGCTGATCCTTGAAGGATTTCACGAGATGATGTGCAGCAATAAGAGTCTCATTTAAAGGCGTACTGCCTAGTTCCTCAACTCTGCCTTTTGCGCCGTGGCAACCAGCTTTGGCATAGACATTAGACTGAATGAAAAGGTCCTTAAGAGCCCGATTAAAATCGGACTTAGACATCGTGGAACTCACGAGTTGAAGAATGACGACCTCATCGGTAATAAGTTCATTGTCACGGCCATAACCACGCTCTCCGTGTGGAGTGGTAACATCTGGACGCGCAGCCGCATTTGCAGTGAAGCCATAGACTTCAAAAGGAATTCCACTAGATTTGCAGAAAAGACTAAGATTGATAATGTGCTTCAACACGTAGGGGAGAACGGTATTCATCGAGGAAGAATAATCCACAAACATCATCATTCCGTGATTCTTGGCATTGGCCAATTGGCTAACACTGAGGAAAATGTCATCAGAGTAGCGATAGTTATGCAACTTGTTGACATTTAAAATTCCGGTATCAGACACGGTGGATCGGCTATACTGATAGGCGGCTTTACGCATGTCAAATTCTTTTTGAAGGACAGACACAAATTTCTTTGTGGATCCCATAAATTCAGTAAAATCTTGATCCAATGAAGGATAGTTGATCTTTATGGTACGGTATGCAATAGACACATCGCGCGACTTAAAAATTTCTTTGTAACCAATGCGCATTTTAGCATACTGATCCTTGGAAGGTTCAATCATGTAGCAGGTACGCTTTACGCCAACAGAAGTATCCAGAAGGCTTTTTGCATTTTGCTCAAAATTACGCTCCGTCTGAATTTCAGGTGCAGCTGAGGTAGGTTTATCGGTGGACTTTGCAGAAGTCGTGAGGTCGGATTCTTTCGAGTCCATCTTAGCCTCATTTTCCTTACGCGATTCACCGTCCTCGGAATTCTTTTTATTAGCATCGGACTTTCTGTCCGACTTCGAGTCGTCCTGCTCGGAGCTTTTATCCGCGCTATCATCTTCGGATTTCTTTGAAGACTTAGCCTCGGACTTTTGATCCGTAGGCTCATTAGTGACCTCAGTGTCACCAGTAGGATCCATCACAGAATTTTCACCTTCGCCTTCTTGAGATTCTGCAGGAATTTGAACTTGCCCATCTTCCTGCTTTTCCGCTTGAGCTTTAGCAAATTTCTCTAGGGCAACTGCAGCAGCCACAGTATCTTCCCACGTAACCACGCTCATCACTTGACTAAGAATTTCTTGCTCTTCTGAAGCGAATTGGATATTGGCCAACCGACCCAACTTAGCATGAAGATTGACGCGGTCGCCAATTCCAAGCTTCGAGGTGTCTTTACCCTTGGTGCCAAAGAAATCTTCAGCATTGAGTACGCCATAACCACGACGGAAAGAACCCACGAGGCCAGGATATGTGGATTGAATCATACGCTCAATGCGGACGTCTTCCACAATGTTGAGATAGGACTTAGCGCATGGCAGCCTGCCATCTAGGCCATTTGAAGGGGTATAAAGAGCATGGCCAACTTCGTGACCAACAAGAAGATCGTACACGTCCTTGCCTTTATCTTTCCAGATTGGAAGTCCAAGGATACGTTCCTTGACGTCAAAAAAGGCGGTTGAGTAGTTGCCATGCTGCACCGAGATGTTCTCCTTTGACAGGAGTCGTGCCAGCATTGATTGGCTTTGTGATTCGTTCTTCATTCTGCAGATATACTAGACTGTCCGTAGGCAAAAGTAAATAGCTAAACTCACAGAATCTAGCGCGATTTTGCGCGACCCTTGACCATCAACAACTTAGGAAATTCTTACCTGCAGTAACTGAAGTTCTTTTCTTTGTAAAACTCGAGCTTTGCCTTAAATTTTCCATCCAATGCATCATGCTTATGGCTAATGATGAAGACGTTGGTGTCGCTTTCAAGCGTACCCAGAATTTTAATTAGATTCTCAACACCATCAGCATCAAGAGAAGAATCAAACGTTTCATCCAACACCAAGAGATTTGTTGAGGTAGAATTCTTCATTCTAGCAATCTGTCTCCACGTGAATAGAAGAGCTAGGTCAATTCTGGATTTTTCACCTTCAGAGAATGACGAATAAGTGAATGAATCCCGATGCCGAGATTTAATGGTTTCCTCAAAGGATTCGTTAAGGTTAAAAGAAACGAAGAAGTCAAGAACCTGTAGGTAGTTATTGATCAGCTTATTCATGATGGGAAGATACTGACGAATAATCTTGGTTTTGATTCCAGTATCCTTCAACATTTCTGCAATAGCCTGATTGTACGTACCTTCCTCGTAATAACCAGCACGGCGGTTATTTAGGTCTGCTGAATTGGAATTAAAATCCGATAGGGCAGTTTCTGCAGAAGCAATGTCGGTATTCTTACTCTTGGCGGATTCAGCTTCCAGTAGTTTGATTTGCTTCTGGATTGAAGACACCGTCATATTGTTTGAAAAGATTATGTTATGCAGCTTTGAATAACCATTCAGCTTTTCGGTAACAGCATTAATTTCATCACCAACAGTGTTAAGCTCATCAATAAGATCATTTCTTGCCTGAGACAGTTCATCGTTCTTTAGCTTTACCTTACCCAACTTTTCTTCCTTAAATGCCGCATCGAGCACCTGTGCACACGTTGGGCAATTATTGTTCTCCTCATAGAACTTGGCGTCACGGACCAATGCTTTAATCTTGGCTTCAATCTGAGTCTGATACGTTGCCAACTTACTCTTCATGTTTGTGAGCCTCAGCGATTCTTTCTTTACGGCTTCAAGCTCATTACCTATGGTCTTATTGATGCCATCGTTTTCCGATATGAGCTCATCAATCTCCTTCTGAAGCTCTTGAATCTGTATTACATTCTTTGCGACATTCTCGGCATCTAGATTCTTAAGGTCGCCAATGTACTTCTCCTGCATCTTAATCTTTTCACGAATAAGATCAATCTCATAGTTTGTATTGGTGAGGAGTTCTCTTAGCTTTGCACTACGTTCCTTGAGCACAATGTTCATCTTGGTGAAGATGTTAATGTCCAATAGATCCTCAATGACCTCTCTCCGAGCGTTATTGGGCAACTGCATGAAAGGGATGAATGACGACGAACCTAGCACCACGATCTGGTGAAATGACTTATGGTTCAGCTTGAGAATGTTTTGCTCAAGGATTTTCTGATAGTCTCGGCTATGGGACTCCTGATTGATTAAGACTCCATTCTGGATAATCTCAAACTTATTAGGCTTGATTCCACGGGCGACTTTAAATTCAGTCTGTCCAACACTAAATTCAACCTCAACCTCGCAATCACGATTATTGATTGAATTAAGAAGTTGTGGTTTCTTAATATCACGATGTGGCTTACCGAAAAGAGCAAAAGACAGGGCATCCAGCAAAGTAGATTTGCCAGAACCATTCTGACCAACAATCAGAGTGGATGGAGATGCATCAAGCTCAATTGTGGTAAACTTATCTCCAGTCGAAAGGAAATTTCTGTATTTGCAACGCTTAAAGACGATCATGCTGTTTCTAGATTCTGAGCTTCAATGAATAATTCGCGAAGGCGTGTTTTAATAACATCCTTGTCCAGGTCCGTCTGAGTAGCATCGACATATGCCCCAATAAGCTCAGAAGTATCTGACACTTTCTCCAGGTCTTCGCTATCCACATTTGATCCCAGAAATTCATCAAAGTTCTCTGCAATTTTAATTTCAAAGACGTCTTGC